TGCCGAAGCTGCAAGACATGCCTATCGCGCATGACGCAATCATAACCGTCGAGCAGGAGCCCGAAGTATTAGAGTATTGCCATAATGACTTAGACACGACGCACGAACTGTTAAACCAGCTAGAGAGCGAAGTCATGCTACGTGTTGAAATGTCCCGTCAGTATGGCGTAGACATGCGTAGCAAGTCGGACTCTCAGATGGCTGAACAGGCTTATATCAAGTCAATGCGGCTCAAGCGTAAAGACAATGAAGTGCCGAAGACAGTGAAGTACACACCGCCGGAGTTTTTGAAGTTTCAGAATGCGGAGCTGCAAGGGTTGTTGGAGAAAGTGTCTACCCACGTGTTTGACATGAACCAGAGCACCGGCCACGTCATACTGCCGGAGTTCCTGGGGGGAGTTACGATTCAGTTTGGTTATGGGGTCTATCAGCTGGGAGTGGGCGGCATACACAGCGTTCACGACAAGCAGGTGTGTCACGTGGCCGGTGATGATGTAATTTGTGACATTGACGCGGCCTCGTTTTACCCGAGTATTATTTTGGAATGCGGTTTTGTACCGGCCTCGCTGGGTCGGCAGTTCGTAGACGAGTACAGGAAGATCTATGAGCGTCGGTTAGAAGCGAAGCGTAACGGTGACAAGGTTACCAACGAGACGCTCAAGATTAGTTTGAACGGCACCTTCGGTAAGTTAGCGAGCAAGTACTCTGTTTTATACTCGCCGGACTTAATGCTGGCGGTGACTTTGACGGGGCAGTTCACGTTGTTGATGTTAATAGAGTGGTTAGAGTTAGCAGGTGCCGAGACTTTGTCTGCTAATACCGACGGCATAGCGATTCGCTACCCGAAGGCGCTCCAGGATGAGGTAGATAGGGTTGTGTCTAGGTTTAGTGACATAAGCTGTTTCGCGTTCGAATTTACGCCATATCGGGCACTAGCCATGAAAGACGTAAATAACTACATAGCAGTTAAGCCAGACCGTAGTGTTAAAGTTAAAGGTATTTACGCGCCGCTGTCGTTAAAGAAAAACCCAACAGCGCAAGTAGCCGCAGAAGCAGTATGCAACTGGTTGGCTAAAGGTGTTCAGTTTAATGACACGATACGTAACGCGCCATTTCAAGATTTTATATCTGCGCGTAACGTAACCGGCGGTGGTCAGCAGGAAGGTATATACCTAGGTAAAGTGGTTCGGTGGTATCAAAGCCACAACACTGGTTTAGATATACGCTACGTGTCAAATAACAATAAGGTTCCAAAGACCGACGGTGCCCGAGCCTGTATGGTGTTAACTGATAAAGTGGCGCACCCTGAAGATCTTGATTATTTGTGGTATCAGAAAGAAGCAATAAAGATAGCTATATCAGTCGGGTGTGAATCGTTTTTAACAACAGAAGAAATAGCGTTGGTGACTCCGCCATTTAAAGAACCAAAGAAGAGGGGTAAAAATGGAACAAGGTAATCAGCGAACGGTATACGTAGTCCAAGTAGATAACAATAAAGACATGTCTGACGCAAAGCAGTACGGTAAATTGCAGGCGGTTTTCGGCAATCCGCGCAAGCCGTACGACACAAACAATATGGTCGCGAAGGCGCGTAAGGTGCTTGAGAACTGGAACTCGGGAGATTATCTGTTGATGATCGGCGACCCTACTCTCTGCGCAGTAAGCATGGCGCTCGTGGCAGAACAAAATGACGTGGTTAATATATTGAGCTGGGACAGGAACACTTTCCAGTATATGCCACAGCGTTGGGACTTCAACCTGATGCATGACGATTTCGTAACGGCAGATGACTAACTGCCACCAACCAAGAAAGGAAAACAAATGTCAGATTGGAAATCAACTCTAAGAGTAGGTAAGCAGGAAGTACCACCGCGTATTTGTATTTACGGAGGGCACGGGATCGGTAAGTCTACATTGGCTAGCCAGTTCCCCAGCCCGATCTTTATCAGCACCGAGGACGGTCTCGACTCATTAGACGTGACCAGCTTCCCCCGTGCGACGAAGATTACCGACGTGGTTGAGAGCATTAAAACTCTCATTAAGGAAGATCATAAATTCAAGACCGTCGTTATTGACTCGGTTGACTGGCTCATTGAGCCGTTAATCGTCAGTAGCGTAGAGTCAAGTCATGAAGCAAAAGACTTAGCATACGGCAAAGGTCAAATGCTGGTGGCTGAAGAATTCCGTGAGATCTTGCAGGGTCTGGACGCGTTGCGTCTCAAGCGTAACATGAACGTGGTGTTGATTGCTCACGCAGCCGTGGTGAAGTTTGAAGACCCGCGCACCGAGCCGTATGACCGTTATCAACCCAAGCTGCCGAACCGCTGCAACGCTCTTCTGCAAGAATGGGCAGACGTCCTGGCTTTTGCCGCTTTCAAGGTTATTATCAAGAAATCTGATTCAGGTTTCAATAATACAAAAAATCGCGGTGTCAGCACTGGTGAGCGTCTTCTGCATTTTGTAGAGAACCCAGCGTATGCTGCAAAGAATCGTTTCGCTTGCCCAGACGAGATCGAAATGACAATCGAAAACTTGTCAAAACTCATTCCAATCGCAAATTAAGGAGAACTATATTATGGCTAAATTCGGTTTTGATATCACAGAAGTTGACGCATCCCAACAAACCGGCGGTGGCGGTTCCTACGACCCGATCCCTGAGGGCGACTATATTCTCAAAGCAATTGAGGCTGTTGAGAAGGACACCAAGGCCGGTACCGGTTCTTACATTAACGTCAAGTTTGAAGTCGTTAAAGGTGAGTACGCTGGACGCCTGGTGTGGAATATTTTCAACATCAACAACCCTAGCGAGAAGGCGCAAAACATCGGTCGTCAACAACTGGTGGCGTGGGCTACGGCATGCGGTAAGCCAGACGCAGATGACACCGACAAGCTGCTTGAGAAGCCGTTCGCCGCTACCGTTAGCATTGACCCCGCTAAGGGTGGTTATTCAGCAAGCAACCGTATTAAAGGTTTCCTGCTGGATTCAGAAGATAAACCGAAGGTAGTAGCGAAGTCGGCGCCAAAAGCCGCAGCGCCAGCGAGCAAAGCCGCTAACCCTTGGGATTAATGTTTTACGGGGGAAAGCGGATGCCGCCGTGCCACTGGCCGCAGTGACCAGTCAGTACTGCAGACGGACGCAGCGAGTACCCCACCCATAACTGGAGAACTAAATGGTAGCATTGCCTGCTCGACCTGAGCAAGAGGTCATCAATCGGGTGTATGAGGCGATTGAAAAGAAAGACCGTAAACCGGACGTGTATCTTGGGCGTCTGGGGTCGTCATTCATCGGTGAAGAATGTATCCGTAAGATTTGGTTAGACTGGCGCGGCTACGCTCGGGAGCAGTTTAGCGGTAGGATGCTACGCCTGTTCAACACCGGGCACATTCAAGAAGCGAGGGTGGTTGATGACCTGCGCGCAGCCGGTTTCGAAGTCTGGGACAAAGACGACAACGGAAACCAGTTTGAGTTTAATGATGAATCCGGCCACTTTATAACTAAAACTGACGGAGTTATTAAAGACGTTCCAGGCAGCGAGAAGACAGCGCATCTTTTAGAGATTAAAACGCACAACAAAAACAGTTTCAGCGGGATAGTCAAGAAAGGTCTAAAAGAGTCAAAACCTACGCATTATGCGCAGATGCAAATCAGCATGGCTCTTTCAGGTCTAACTCGCGGGTTGTACGTGTCTGTTTGCAAGGACGATGAACAGTATTACGTAGAGCGAATCAAAGAAGATCCAGCTGAGCAAAGTAAACTCAAGAAGAAAATAATCAGTCTTGTTGATGCGCGTATGCGCCCTGCTGGAATCAGTGACGATGCTTCTTCTTTCGGCTGCAAATTCTGTGACATGAAAGCTGTTTGTACTCGAGAAGTAAAACCGTTGAAGAACTGCCGTACCTGCCTTCTCTGCGTACCCGGTGCTTCTGGCTCCTGGGCGTGTGAGTTGACTGACAAGTCTTTAACCTTAGAAGAACAACGAGCCGCATGTGACAGTTACGAGGAGATGTGATGATCACTATAGGTATTGACCCCGGACTCACAGGCGCTGTCGGTGTGCTCTCTGATGGCGTTTTCGTGGCCGTAGAGGACATGCCAACCCTTGTCAAAGGTTTGGGTAGCGTTAAGCGGGAAGTTGACGTAGCTGGCTTAATCACCATGCTTAGAAAACACAGCTCTATTGATGTTTCAACCAGCGCAGTTCTTGAGAGAGTTAACGCTATGCCTGGGCAGGGAGTTTCCTCTGTTTTTAGCCTCGGTGACAGCTTCGGTTGCGCTAGGTCGGCCATTGTGGCCTGCCGGTTGCCGATGACTTACGTGTCCCCGATGGTCTGGAAGAAGCATTTTAAATTAGAGCGCGACAAAGAACTGTCTCGCGCTATGGCTGTTAGGTTGTTTCCTGAAGCACCGCTCAATCTTAAAAAGTATTCCGATCGGGCAGAAGCATTACTCATGGCTAGATGGCTGTGGGAAACGCAGTTCAAGTGATTGTATAAACCAATCACTAGTTTAAACTCAATTGTAAAAACCAATCATGGAGGTTAATATGAGTATCAAATTTAAAGTAGTAGGTCAAGAGCGGTTAATTGTGCCAGACGTGCGTGAGAACATGCACATTAACCCGATGGACAATTTTAAGTGGGTGTCTGGGGCGAACGTACAGGCTATCTGGCGTCGGCACGGCTGGGTTCCTCCAAGTGAGAAAAGGAATGATTATCTGTTTAAGCAAAACAGAGACAAGAAGTAATCCGTGCCGTGGTGGTATATTAGGCACCTGCTCGGTCCTGGTCTACACTGGGGTAAAAGTAAAGAAGAGTTACAACAGTTGATAGACCAGGCCGAGGAGG